ATGAAAACTCAAGATGCGCAATTAGTTGAAATGCTGAACGGTGTTATCGAATGGCACCAGAACCGAGTGGAGAACTGCCAAACCATTATTGATAGCACCGTGGACATCAACCTAAAAGCGGAAGATGGCCGCGATAAGATTATCGCAGCAGATTCCTCCGAGGCTCAATGGTTGAAAGTTGGCGTAAGCATTGCCTTGTCGCAATTCAAAGCGTTTCCGTTATCCCTTCGCGCCACTGACGACGAGGACGATTCCGATGATGAATAAACCTGCTTTATACGATGCTGCGCTGGCGAAATGGGGCTACGACGCCCAGGTGCTGGTGTTAGCGGAGGAATGCAGCGAGCTGTCCGCCTCAGCATGCCGTTTCGTCAATCATAAAGCCAATGGCGCGAAACTGGCGGACGAAGCCGCCGATGTGGAGATCATGCTCGAACAATTGCGTCATAACGGCCTGGCCTGTCATATCGATCGCGCCAAAGAGCGCAAGCTGGTGAGGCTGGCCAAGCGTCTCGCCATGCCTGACGATAATCTGCTGATTGCTGAACCGGCATCGTCCCTGGCGTTGCTGGATGAGGCGATTTATCACGTTGGGGAAGCCCAATCGCTGCGCATGGTTGGCGAATGCCCCCGTAAATCAGCCCGACATGCCCGTGTGGCGATTGGTCGTCTGATGTATGCCGCCCAACTCATGATCCGCGAAGCCCAGCAGCAGGAGCGCGAGGCGTTACAGCAAGGAGGGGCATCATGATCGACAAGCAGCAATGCATGGGGCTTGAGAACGCGCTGAAAAACGGCATGGCGATCCATTTCCTACACGAGGGTAATGAACTCACTGTCAAGCGTTGCCTGATTAAGGAAACCAAGCTGGTTTACGCCGTTTATATTAATGGAAAGATGTACCTTCCTGGCTGGGATCCAGACTCGCCAAACTACCATCCAATGGCGGAAGTCTATAGCCGGAAAATTGTCTATAACCCGCACCAACGTTTTCTAAACCAAATGAAGAAAGAGCGCGGATTTAAGCGTTATTTAAAACAAAAGGAAAATGCGTATTTATTGGAGAAAAAAGAACGGTTCGAGCCGTTCTTTCCCTCGGCAAAAGCTGTGGTGAGCCATTTCAAGAAGATCGACGGGTTGACGGTTAAACATCCTGACTTGATGGAGATCTTGCCATGACTACCAATGCAATCTTGATGAAAATCGATGCGCTTTTGTCGCACCAGTCGATGACGTGTTCGCAGCTGGCAACCGAGCTGGACGTCACGCCGGCAGAAATCATCACGCCCTTGCGCAAGGCCGTAAAGTCTGAGCGTTTTGCTGAGCGCAATGGGTATTACTCCGTTGTGTTGCCTGCGCCATCTGTTCAGGCCGCAGTCCGAATCCCCCATGCTGTTGTGACGACAGCACCCGTCGATAGCTTTACCGGACAGATTATCGCGGCGCTAACGCAACGGGATATGACCTCGAAAGAACTGGCGGAGTTTACGGGGATCGGTGCATCGCGCATTTCTGCGTTATTGCGGTATCGGGTTGCGCAGGGTTCAGTATCAAAAGCCACCAAAGACGGCCAACCCTACTACCACCTGGAACAACGGCACGAATGCGTGAGCCGCAAAGCCTTTCCCTGGGTTGAGGGGGCAGTGGTTCCGGTATGGGTACGAAGCCTGGCCGCCGGTGTTCAGGGATGCGAGAGCGTCTATATCGTTGCCGAACTGGATGCCGACAAGCAATCCCAGGGCTGGCCACAATTTATAACGGCTTACATTGACATTCGGTTAGGCCGCTGTATTTGCGGAAGTACGGCGGAAGACGTTTCCAGCCATGTGCTGCGGTATTTGCCATTTGATCATAGCGAGGTTCATGCCCCTCATGCGGAATAAATCTCTGTTTATGCTTATGTTATGGGGCATCGGTTGCAGTCTCGCGGGCTATATGTATTGGGAGCTGATAAATGGATAACGCAAAAGACAACATCGTGACGCTTTACGTGCAGTTCGATGAACCGCCAGCGCTCCACAGCCATCAGGATGTGCTGGGTGGCCACCTGCTAGGCGTGTCGTTCTGTGACACCCGCGAAGCGGAAACTTGGACGCCGGTGTCCCAGGGTTCCCCGCATATGCACCAATCGTTGCTGATGTTCACCAGCAACGAAGAATTGCTGCCCGGTCATTTCGACAATCAGGGGCTGTATATCAGTGAAATCAGCGGCAGGCCCGTTGATGATGAAGGTGCCGAAGTGACACACTGGATGTATGCGCCGGAACCGCCCGACATGGACGATGTGGAGGAATTACCATGCTGCTGATCGGCTTTTCGCTTTTTGTTTCCTCTTGTGGATTCGATGCCTGCGAGGCGTTGCCTGTGTCCGAGCGGATTTATCAGACCGAGCAACAATGCCAACAAATGCTGTCTCGCCTGCAAGCCCGTCGGCCAACGGCGGTGTTGATGTGTGGTGAGGTCTACCGGGACGAGGACGGCGGCGATGGCAACCAAAGCGCATCTGATTAAGTTGATCCACGTTGCCCGCCGCAAATTGCAACTGGATGAAGAAACCTACCGCAGTTTGTTGGCCTGCGCCGTTCCTGGCAAGAACAGTTGTCGGGATATGAGCCTCCCTGAGTTGGAGAAGGTACTGAGTGACTTTAAATCCAAAGGCTTTAAGCCGACCTCTACGTCGGCTAAATCCCAAGCTAAAGGCGCTCCGGGTGTTACCGATAAAATCCGCGCCATCTGGCACACCATGCATCGGGAAGGTTTTATCCAGCATGATACCGCCGAGGCGATCAACGGTTATGTCAAACGTATTACCCATAACAGCAACGGCGGTGTGGGGATCGCAAGGCTGGATTGGTTGCGGGGCAGCGATGCAACGGTGGTGCTGGAGAGTTTAAAACGGTGGCATCGGCGCTGCATGGTGGAAGCGATGGCGTTGAGTGATCCCCCGCGTGGCTATGACGCAGTGTGTCGACAGTACCGCCAGCAACGGCGACAGTGATAAAATCCCGCGTAATCGCGGGATTTTTTTATACTGATGTAACTGAACTGCATTTTATCAATGTGATGAATGAGTTAACTCTGATATGTTTTTTCATCTTGGTTACGGAGAGACGAAACGATGAAACATTTGGTAGGTCTGATTTTGATGAGCGCTTGTTTTTCTACCGTGGCAGCTGCAAATGAGAATGAAGCAAGCAATGCAGAAATTGTTGCGGATATTATGGCGGGAAAGGATAAGCCCAATGCAACGCCAGACGAGCAGGAAGTCGCGAAGAATCCCGCTTCTGGCTTCTGGCAATGTAATGGAACCAGGTTGCATATGGGGGTTGACATGGCTTCATGGACGAACCTTGATAATGGTGAAATGTTTACTCTGTATGAAAAGCCCAGTGCGACAGAGGACGGCAAGGGAACAAACTATGCTTTTGCTTCAACACGTAACACTGCTTACATGGAGTTTTTTGTCGCAAGTAAGGGTAAGCTTGGGATTCGTGATCTTATAAAATTCAATAAAATTTACCCCTGTAAACGCACAAAGTAGCCTACCGTGTCAAAAATCCCGCATTATCGCGGGATTTTTTATATACTTACCTTCGCAAACGTACACACGATCAGGAGGCATTATGGCTGAGACTCAAACCGATCTCTTTGAAGATGATCCGCGTGTCGGGCAGTTGCTCGATCACCTGGATTGCATCCCGGCAGCAGAAATGGAGCGCCAATGGCCGCAGATGTTGGTGGCGTTGATGGACGTGCTGGAAAATGAACTGGGCCGCCAGACGGTGCCGGGCGATAATCGCCAGCAGGCCCGCAAGTTGGTGGCGGCGCTGGCGCATTACATGGGCGGTCGCTCGTATTATCTGCCCAGCGGCGATCGTCTGATGAATGCCCTGCGTGACGACCAGATTTACAGCCGGTTCGACGGTCGCAACGTGGAACAGTTGCGTCGTGCCTACGGTCTGGGGCAAACTCAAATCTATACCATTATCGCACAGCAACGCGCCTTGCATGTTCGCCGTGCTCAACCTGATCTCTTTTCCTCGCACTAAGTAATCCAGTGCAGCCGGCTGCCTTCGAGAAGGCGGGTTTGTACTGCGACACCGGAATCCCAACCGCTAACCCCCTTTCTTTATCCTGAGTCGAATGAGATCGACTGAGCGATAAAACATGCCCGCATTACCCGATAAATTGCGCTTAAAACTGATTGCCGTCGCCACCGGTGGCGCGCTGGCCATGACGCCCGTTACCGTCAAATGGTTTGAGGGCGTCAGCCATACCCCCTATAAAGACCCGGTCGGCATTCTGACCGTCTGTTACGGTCATACCGGCCCGGACATTATCCCCGGCAAATACTACTCAGACGCTGAGTGTGAGGCGCTGCTTAATCAGGATTTAAAGCCGGTTTTCGCCACCCTTGATCGCCAGGTAAAAATTCCGCTCAACGAGTACCGCAAGACGGCACTTGCCACCTTCATCTACAACGTCGGCCCGACAGCGTTCGGCAAGTCCACCCTGCTCAAAAAACTCAATCAGGGCGACATTTGGGGCGCTTGCGATGAAATGCGCCGCTGGACGTTTGCCGGCGGCGTGCAGTGGAAAGGCTTGATCACCCGCCGCGAGGCTGAGCGTGCGTTGTGCCGTATGGAGTCAGACGATGACCTGGTTATCTACTAATTCTGTCCCGCTGCTTTTTCTCCTGGTCATTGCAGGCCTGGGCAGTTGGGGCGCTTACACCCAACAGCGTGCCGAACGTCTAGCGCAGGATAATCAGCAGTTGACCCGGCAACGGGATACGGCGCAGTTCATCCTGGGCAACCAGCAGCGCGCCATGACCTTATTCAATGCGATTGCCGAGGCCACTCATGAAGAAAAAAGCCAGAACACCCAACACATGGAGACCGTGCGCGTCATCGTTCGCCAGGAACTGGAAGCGGTGCCGGCTGCTGCTGTGCGGGTGCCTGCCGCTGTGGCTGACCGCGTGCGTAACGCCGCCGCCGACATTCGTGGCGCTCCCGCCGATCGGCGTCAGCCCTGAGTTGTTGGCCGATTGCATCGTCCCGCCCGTGCCGGAGCCTTTTACCTTCGGCGCAAGCGTTGATTACAACCTGCAATTGTTGGCGGTGATCAAGAACTGTAATGCCGATAAACGCGCCTTGCGCCAAATAGAGCAGCAGCGCCGGCAACCACTGGAACGTTAAGTCATGGATAACCTGGATATGGCCTTTGAGGCCGAGATGCGCTGGCAAGCCGAACAGCTCGCCAGACAGCAACGCCATACCTCGCAGGCTTTGCCTGTCACGGCGGTGCGTGAATGTGAAGATTGTTTGCATCCGATCCCCCCGGCGCGGTTGGCCGCCTTGCCGCAGGCGGCATGTTGCGTTGATTGTCAGGAACTGAGGGAGAAAAAGCGCCATGAATAGCTTTGGAATGACCGGGATCTACGTGCTCCTGGTTGCCGGCAATGCGGTGATCGCCTTTGCCTTATGGTATCTCCGACGTTCATTTGCGAGTACCGACGCTATGAAAAAAGTGGAAGCCCGCCTCAGCGAACTGGAGGCGAAGTATGAAACCCTGCCGACCGTTGATGCGGTTAGCGCGTTGAAACTTGAAATGATGGAGCTGCGCGGTGATATCCGCGAGGTGGCTTCACAGCTTAACGCTTTCTCTCATCAGTTGGGCCTGCTGCTTGAGCAGGCCGTAAACCGGAGTAAATCATGATTGACGATATTTTGACGCAGGATCGCCGCCTCGTGATCTTGCGTTCGCTGATGGATTGCAACAACGAGGCCAACGAATCCATTTTGCAGGATTGCCTGGATGCCTGGGGGCATAACGTTTCGCGTGATGCGGTGCGCACCTTGATCCACTGGCTGGCCGAACAGCAACTTGTCACCGTGGAAGACTTGCGCGGTTTCTTCGTCGTGACGCTTACCGGGCGCGGGCAGGATGTGGCCGAGGGCCGCGTTAATGTGCCGGGCGTCAAAAAGCCACGGGCGCGCTAAGGGGGGCAAATGGACAAGAAACCCACGCGGGGCCGGGCCAGCAAGGTTGATTTATTGCCTGCCGAGGTGAAACGCACGCTGCATGAAATGCTGCGCGATCGCAGTATTCCGCAAGCCCAAATCCTGGACGAGATCAACGCGCTGATTGATGAAGCTGGCTTGCCGGAAGACCTGAAACTCTCACGCTCCGGGTTGAATCGTTATGCGACGTCGGTCGAAAAAGTCGGCCATAACCTGCGCCAGTTGCGCGAAATGACCTCCGCACTCACGGCAGAATTGGGGGATAAGCCCACCGGCGAAACCACCAAGATCATCCTGGAAATGGGCCGCTCCCAGCTGTTTAAGGCCATGATGCGCCAGGAAGAAAACCCCGAAGCGGAAGTCGATATCGACATGCTGAAAAACGCCATGCTGGCGGCCCAGCGCCTGGAATCGACGGCGATGGCCAGCCACAAGCGCGAGAAAGAGATCCGACTGGCGTATGCCGAAGAAGCGGCGGCAGCCGTCAGTGAAGAACTGCGCGGCCAGGACGGCATGAGTGAAGCGCTTGAGCAAAAAATCCGTAACGTCCTGCTGGGGAAAGCCTGATTATGGCGGCGAAAAAGTCCGATAAACCGACCTTAATCGCCCGTGGCGATCCGCGCCTGATTGATCTGCAGGAAGAAGCCACCAAGCTGGGCGTAGATATTCAGACCGATGTATCTGCTCTCAATCCGATTGCCGAGGCGGTGTTTTTGCCCTACCAGCAGCGCTGGTTTGAGGACGAGAGCCAGATTTGTATCGCGGAAAAATCCCGCCGTACCGGTCTGACCTGGGCGGAGGCTGGCCGCAACGTGCTTACCGCCGCCAAGCCTCGCCGGCGTGGCGGGCGCAACGTGTTTTACGTCGGCTCCAAGCAGGAGATGGCGCTGGAGTATATCGCTGCCTGTGCGCTGTTCGCCCGCGCCTTCAACCAGCTGGCGCAGGCCGACGTCTATGAACAGACCTTCTGGGACAGCGAGAAGAACGAAGAAATCCTGCTGTACATGATCCGCTTTCCCAATAGCGGTTTTAAGATCCAGGCGCTGAGCTCCCGCCCATCCAACCTGCGCGGCTTGCAAGGCGATGTGGTTATCGATGAAGCGGCGTTCCATGAAAGCCTGGATGAACTGCTGAAAGCGGCGCTGGCGCTGACCATGTGGGGCGCACGGGTGCGCATCATCTCGACGCATAACGGCGTCGATAACCTGTTCAATCAGTATATTCAAGATGCACGCGAAGGCCGCAAAGACTACAGCGTGCACCGTATCACCCTCGACGACGCCATCGCCGAGGGGTTGTACAAGCGTATCTGCTACGTAACCAGTCAGACCTGGTCAGCAGAGGCCGAGAAGGCCTGGCGCGACCAGCTCTACAAAAACGCCCCCAACAAAGAGAGCGCCGACGAAGAATACGGCTGCGTGCCGAAAAAATCCGGCGGCGCTTACCTCTCGCGTGTCCAGATTGAAGCGGCAATGACGCTTGATCGCGATATTCCGATCTTCCGCTATGAGGCTGCCGACGACTTTGAAACCTGGACGCCGGAGCAGCGCGAGGCCGATGTGCTCGCCTGGTGCGAAGAACACCTCGCGCCGGTGCTGGCGGCGCTCAACCCGTTGCACCATCACAGCTTTGGTGAGGACTTCGCGCGGCGGGGGGATTTGACGGTCTTCACGCCCCTGGCGATTGACGCCGAACTGCGCAAGCGCGAATGCTTCCGGGTCGAGCTGCGCAACCTGACCTACGACCAGCAGCGGCAGGTGATGTTTTTCATCCTGGAACGGTTGCCGCGCTTTATCGGGGCCGCGTTCGACGCCACCGGCAACGGCGGCTACCTGGCGGAGGCGGCTCGTCTGAAGTACGGGCCGGAGATGATCGACTGCGTGATGCTGTCGGCCAAGTGGTACGCCGAGTGGATGCCCAAGCTCAAGGGCGAGTTTGAGGCGCAGAACCTGACCCTCGCCCGCCATCAAAGCACCCTTGACGATTTGCTGCACATCAAGGTGGTGGCAGGTGTGCCGCAGATAGACAAGGGTCGAACCAAAGACGAAGGCAGCGCAACCAGCGGCGCCAAACGTCATGGCGACTTCGCCGTCTCGCTGGCGATGGCTGTCCGGGCATCATTTATGAATGGCTATGTGATTGACGAGGACAGCGTGCGGGCTATCCCGGCGCGCGATCGCACCGATAGCGGTGAGGACGACGATGATTATCATGAATTTGAACGAGGGTGCTGGTAATGGCAGAAAGTCGGATTGTTGACATCACCGGGCAGCCGTTCCGTTTCGATGAAGGAATGCAGACCCAGCGCGAAGAGTTGTCGATGGTGGCAAATCGCTATCAGGAGCACCCCTCGTCGGGCATCACGCCGAACCGGGCGGCTGTTATCCTGCGTGACGCTGAGCGCGGTGATTTGGCCAGCCAGGCAGACCTGGCGACCGATATCGAGGAAAAGGATACGCACATCTTCTCGGAGCTGGGCAAGCGACGCCTGGCTATCCAGAGCGTCCCCTGGAGTATCGAACCGCCACCGAACGCCAGCAGCGCCGAAAAGAAAGACGCCGAGATGCTGGATGAGTATCTGCGCGACGCTGCCTGGTTTGAAGATGGACTGTTTGATGCCTCGGACGCCATCCTGAAAGGCTACGCCATGCAGGAGATCGAGTGGGGCTGGCTCGGTAAGTTCCGCTGCCCGAAAGCGTTGCACTGGCGCGACCCGGCGCTTTTCTGCTCCAACCCCGACAACCTGAACGAGCTGCGCCTGCGCGACAACAGTTACGAGGGCCAGACGCTCCAGCCGTTCGGCTGGGTACGTCACCAGGCTAAATCCAAATCGGGCTATGCCGGCACCCTGGGGCTGGTGCGCACCCTTATCTGGCCGTTTATCTTCAAGAATTATTCGGTGCGCGATTTTGCCGAGTTTCTGGAGGTCTACGGGTTGCCAATGCGCGTGGGCAAATTCCCGTCAGGGGCCAGCAGCCGCGAGAAAGCCACGTTGATGCAGGCCGTCATGGACATTGGCCGCCGTGCCGGCGGTATTATCCCGATGGGGATGCAGCTTGAGTTTCAGTCTGCGGCCAGCGGTCAGGCCGATCCCTTCCAGGCGATGATCAGTTGGGCCGAACGCTCTGCCTCCAAAGCCATACTCGGCGGCACACTCACCAGCCAAACCGATACCACCGGCGCACGTTCATTGGGTGAAGTGCATAACGAGGTGCGCAAGGAGATACGCAACGCCGACTTGACCCAGCTGGCGCGCACCGTAACGCGCGATCTGATTTTCCCGCTGCAAGCCCTCAATGCGGCGACCGCTCTCGATCCTCGTCGCTTGCCGCGCCTGACGTTCGACACCACGGAGCCGGAGGATATCGCCTCCTATGCGGATGCCATTCCCAAGCTTGCGGTCGGTATGGACATTCCTACCGCCTGGATCCACGATAAATTGCGCATTCCCCAGGCGCAGTCCGGCGAGCCAGTTTTCCGTATCCAGGCGCAGTCCGAATTGCCGCCGCTGCCCGTGAGTGGGCGCGCCGCGCTGTCTGCCACCGACTTGCCTGGCGAACCGCCGGCCAAAGACGATATGGACAAGCTGGCCGACAGCGTGAGCGCACAGCAGTTGCAGGCGGCTATCGACCCCGTGCTGAAACCGGTCATTGACGCCATTATCGCCGAGGGGCCGGAGGCCGCCATGCAGCGTGCTGCCTCGCTCTATAGTGAGATGGACGACAGTGAGTTGATTGAACTCATGACGCGCGCCCTGTTTGTTGCTGACCTGTGGGGGCAATTAGATGCCACAGACCGTTGATCTGGGTTATGCGGCGCGATTGCCGCCCAAGGAGGCCGTGGCCTATTTCCGGGCCAAGGGCTACAACATTACCTGGAACTGGTACGAGCAACTGACCGACGCCCACGCCCGCGCTTTTACAGTAGCCAAAGCGGCGCGCATGGACGTACTCACGACGCTGCGCACCGAGGTTGAGCGCGCCATTCATGACGGGATCACCCGCGACGAGTTTATCAACACCCTGACGCCCCGCCTGCAAAAGCTCGGTTGGTGGGGCAAACAAATCGCGGTCGATAGCCAGGGCAACGCCAAAGCGATCCAGCTTGGCAGCCCGCGCCGGCTGGCGCTGATTTATGATGTCAATACCCGCGCCGCCTACAACGCCGGGCGTTATGCGCAGATGATGAACACCGCCGACGCCTTCCCGTATTGGCAGTATGTGGCGGTGATGGACAGCCGCACCCGGCCTGCTCATGCTGCCCTCAATCTGATGGTGTTCCGCTTTGACGATCCGTTCTGGAAAACCCATTACCCGCCAAACGGCTGGCGGTGCAGGTGTCGTGTGCGCGCCTTGTCGGCGGCACGCCTCAAAGCGTTGGGGCTGAAGGTCAGTTATGGCGCGTCCTTTATCCAGACCAAAACCGTCGATGCCGGCATCGATGAAACCACCGGCGAAATCTTCCAGACGGCCTCGACCACCTTTAACAACGGCAAGGTCAACATGACGCCGGATGTGGGCTGGTCATACAATCCCGGCTCGGCGGCATTCAGTACCGACCAGTCGATGATCCGCAAAATGATTGAGGTGCCCGATGCCGGGCTGCGTCAGCAGATCGTGCAGGTGCTCAATGGCAGCCATGAGCGTCAACTGGCCTTTACCTTGTGGGCCAAACGCACGCTGGGGGCAACGTCGGCAGTCTCCACGGTGCAGGCGCTGGGGCTGGTGTCTGAATCGGTAGCCGATGCAGTCAACGCGCGTACCGGTCAACCGGTGCCGCGACTGCTGGCGATGAATGCCGGCAGCCTGATGGATGCGCCCGCAGCCCGTCGTCTGGCTACGGCGGATGCGGCGCGCCTTGCCACCATCACCGACAGCCCGGCAGCGGTCTTGTGGGATCCCCAGCAGCATCGGTTGCTTTATGTGACCCGCAGCAGCGATGCCGATACGATGGTCGTGGCAGAAGTGGCGATCGGCAATGGCAAGGAGGCAGAGATGCTGGAGGCGTTAACGTCTGCCTATCGGCAGGACGTGGCCACATTGCAGCGGCAGATTGCGCACGGTGATTATCAGATTATCCAGGGCACGATAAACCAGGCAGAATAACCGGAGGAAATATGGCCGTCAGCAGCATGGATTTGGCCGTCGTTATCGACGTGCAGCGTTTAAAAAATGCCTTTCGCCGGCTTGAAGCACTGGGCACCGATGGCAAGACGATCACCCGCGTGGTGGCCGCCGCGTTGCAATCGTCCACCGAGCAGGCTTTCGAGCGTGAAGCCGACCCGGTCAATGGTCAGCATTGGGCCGACTGGAGCGATCCGTATTTAGCCTGGCGGGAAAAGCACGGCTATACCCCTGGCAAGATTTTAACGCTGGGGGCTGATCTGGCGCGGAGCATCACCACCGACTACGGCCCGACGTGGGCGCTGATTGGCTCGCCGAAGATTTATGCGGCTATCCACATGTGGGGCGGCAAGGCAGGTATGGCCCCAGGGCCAGCGGCGATCCCTGCACGGCCTTACATGGGGCTGGACGATGCCGGCGAGCAGGATATTTACGAACATATCAAAAACCGCGCCAAAGACGCGCTAAAGGGCTAATATGCAATAGCGCCACATCGGGGCGCTAAAAATTCGTTAAACGCACCACGGCGTTTTTAAACGGGGTTTGAACGGGTTTGATAGCGACTGACAACCGCGATCGGCGCCACCCCGTTGTTATCTGGCATTTTCGTTCATTTCTCAATCAATTCTCCCCGCAATAACTGAGACACCGTAAACCCACCTGCACTCACGCCCGCCGCACACTGGTGGCATGAAAACCCAAAACGCATGTTCCATTGCCTATGCGGTACTCAATTCCGCGATGTTCGCGCCGATCGGCGGTGACGGCTGGTGTCAATTGATGCCTGCTGGCCGCGTCAAGGCCCGCGACGGGCGTCCGGAAAAACCAGCAGAAGGCTGGCTGATCGACAAATCCACTTGCGAACGGCTTGTGTCACGCCTTGTGGCGCTTAATCAGCCAATCAAGGTCGATTACAACCATCAAACACTTTACAAGGGGGAAGCCGCCCCCGCTGCTGGATACATTCACGCCAGTCCCGACAATTTCGCCTGGCGAGATGGCGATAAACCCGGCATTTACGTTCGACCTGATTGGAATCCGCCGGCAGTGCGGAGCCTGGAAGACAAAGAATATGCCTGGCTGTCGCCAGTTATGGGCTATGACACTGTGACCGGCGAGCCGGTTGAGCTGCGCATGGTCGCTCTGACTGGTGACCCCGGCCTGACCGGCATGGAATCGGTTGTCGCACTGAGTGCAGACGATCTCTTCAATGCCCTCCAACCCTCGGAGTTTCCCATGAATGAAAAACTACGCCAGTTGCTGGCGAAGCTGGGCATTACTGTGCCCGAAAACGCGCAACTGACCGACGAGCAGGCCACGGCGGCGCTGTCGGCAGTGATCGAGCTGCAAACCAAAGCCGGCAGCGCCGACAGTTTGCAAACCCAGGTTACCGCCTTGTCCGCCGAGGTAGAGACTGCCAAAACCGGGGCCGTGGACTTGACCAAGTATGTGCCACGCGACACCTACGACACACTGCGCACCGACTTTGTCGCGCTGAGCGCCAACCATTCCACCGCGACGCTGGCGCAAGTCCTGGACGATGCCGAGAAAGATGGCCGCATCTTCAAATCTGAGCGCAGCTACTTCGAGCAGGTGGGCGGCCAGATTGGCGTTGCGGCGCTTTCCGCACAGTTGCAGGGCAAACAGCCGATCGCGGCGTTGGCCACCATGCAGACCCAGACCGTTGACACCCCGGCGACCAAGGTCGCGGCCCTGTCAGCGGAAGACATCCAGACATGCCGCCTGCTTGGCATGACCGAGGACGAGTTCCGTAAGGCCAAAGAAGAGGACGCCAAATAATGCCAACCCCAATCACTCCCGCCCAGATCACCTCGTTAATGACGGGCTTTCGTCGCGACTTCCAGGGCGGCCTGACGGCGGCTCCGTCGCAGTATCAACAGATTGCCATGACGGTGCCGTCAACCAGCAAGTCCAACACCTACGGCTGGCTGGGGCAGTTCCCGCAGTTCCGTGAGTGGATCGGCGCGCGCGTCATTCAGCAGTTGAAAGCCCACGGCTACATCATCACCAACAAGACCTGGGAAGACACCGTCAGCATCAACCGTGACGATTTCGAGGACGACAACCTGGGCATTTACAGCCCGATGTTCCAGGAGTTGGGGCGTCAGGGCGGCGTGCAGCCGGACTTCCTGACCTTCAAGGCGCTGGCCGATGGCGACAAGACCGCCTGCTACGACGGCCAGAACTTCTTTGACGTCGATCACCCGGTCTACCCCAAGGCCGACGGCTCCGGTACGGCGGAAAGCGTCAGTAACTTTTATACCCAGCAGGTGCCACCCGCCAAAGAAGGCGATCCGGCGACGCCGTATGCCGGCCCGCGCTGGTATCTGCTGGACTGCTCCCGCGCCGTGAAGCCGCTTATCTTCCAGAACCGCCGCAAGCTGGAACTGGTGGCGCAAACCAATATCGCCGAGGGCGTGGCCTTCACCGACAACGAGTTCGTCTTCGGTGCCTCCATGCGTAACAACGTCGGCTACGGCTTCTGGCAGATGGCTTACGCCATGCAGGCCGAACTGACCGCCGACAACCTGTGGCTGGGTTGGCAAGCGATGCGCGCCTTCAAAGGTGACGGCGGCCAGCCGCTGGCCCTGAAACCGACGCATATCGTCGTCCCGCCATCGCTGGAGAAAAAGGCTACGCAGTTGCTGGAGCGGGAACTGTACGCCGACGGCGGCAACACTGTTTCCAACGAGCTGAAGGGCAAGTTGAAACTGGTAGTTGCGGACTACCTGTAAGGCCTCGCGCGGCGGGCATTGCCCGCCATATTCCGACTTTCAAGTGAGAGTATTTCGATGAGTACACCCATCATCACTGACACATCGCCGACGTTGCCTGCCCTGGTTGAGCAGATGCGCGCGCTCTACAGCGAGCACTACCGCCAGTACTGCGACTTGCAAGAGCTGGGGCGCACATTAGGCGTGGTGCCGGTTAGCGAACCTATCCCGGAGCAACTGCCGGCAGAGGCCACCGCGTTAATCCCCGCTTTTGTTGAGGTGGCTTCTCGCCTGGACACATTGGCCAGGATGAACCGGGATTTGCAGTCGGCGATCCAGGCGGTGTTCTGAACGGCATTTCAACCGGGTTTATCCCGACTTTAAAACCTGTTTAAAGGGAGAGTGGCGTGTCATGTCTACACAACTACCTGAAACACATCACCAACAGTCTGAGCCGTTGGATCCAGCACGTTCGGCAACAGCTTTCAGCGCGGTTATCTGGTGTCCGCGCCCGGCCTACCGCCGAGCGGGCTTCACCTTTACCCGTGGCCGCACCACGTTGGATCCGGTTACGCCTGAACAGCTTGCCATCCTGGAGCAGGATCCGTGCCTCGTTGTGGAATCATCTTCGCCGGCAGCGCTGCAACCTACGCAACCGGGGGCCGTGGACGATTCGGGCGTGGGTGGCGTAACGCCGGCACAAATCCGCGCGGCTGTCGCATCACTCGATAGCGAGAACACCGAGCACTTTACCCAGGCGGGTAAACCGCGTGTGGCTGCCGTTGTCGCCGCGCTCGGCGCAGAGGTCACCGGCAAGCAAATCGAAGCCGCCCTGGCGGAAGGCGAGGACGACGCATGATTTACGCCACCGTCAGCGATATGCAGGCCCGCTATAAAAAAAGCAGCCTGGATCTGCTCACCAAAGCCAAAAGCGAAGACAGCAAGCCGGACGATGCCTTTATCGTGTCGGCACTGAGCGACGCGGGCGGGCTGATTGACAGCTATATCTCCGCCCGTTACGTCCTGCCGCTGTCGGTGGTGCCGCAGGCGCTGGCGCAACAGTGCTGCGCCATTGCCTTTTATTACCTCAACGATCAGCGCGCCACCGACCAGACTCGCCTGCGCTATGAAGATGCCTTGCGCTGGTTGCGTGATGTTCGAGACGGGAAGATCCCCCTGGGCACCGACAGCGCCGGCGACGTGCCGGAAAGCGAGGATTACGCCCAGGTGATTTCCGATCCGCTGGTGTTTTCCCGTGATCAAAAGGGGTTCATCTGATGATTGCCACCACTGAAAAAGCCTTGCTCGAGGCTATCGAGTCGCTGTTTGGCTCCACTTTGCAGCAATGCGGGACACATCCCGGCACCTGGGACGACGTGGCGATCAAGCACATGCTTCTCAGCCCGCCGGCGATTTATGTCGCCTGGCTGGGATTCGGGCCGGGTCGCACCCGCGCGGAAGCAGAGAGCCGCTGGGTGTTTTATGTGGTGGCTGAACGCCTGAATGGTGAGGACACCAATCACCTGGGCATATACCAGATGATCGACCGTCTTGTTGGTGGCATCAACGGCCAGCGATTCGGGCCATCCTCCAACATGCACCTGACCAAAGCGCAGAACCTGTATACCGACACGCAGGATGCGGCGGGCGTCGCCCTTTATGGGTTGTACTTCTCCGCCATTACCCCTGTGAGCATCGGCCCGGATATTGCCACGCTGGACGATTTCGAGCGCCACTATCAGACCTGGCAAATGCCAGACGGGACGCCGGCATTCAAGGCTCACATCAATGTTAACGGCCCAACCCCTAAGGAGTAACGCCGTGTCAGATTTCACAATTAAACCGGCCCCCGGTCGCGCCGTGCGTGATCCGCTCACCCTGGCCTTATTGCCGGCCAACGGCGATCGCAAGCCGCGCAGCGGTTACTGGCTGCGTCGCCTGATTGATGGCGATGTGGTGGAGGTCGAGACCCAAAAGGCCAAATCCCCTAAACCAAAGGATGAAGCGCAATGAGCATTTCATTTAAAGAGATTGGCGGCGATATCCGCGTCCCGCTCACCTACATCGAGTTTGACAACAGCAACGCGGTATCCGGCACGCCGGCCCCTCGCCAACGCGTGTTGATGTTTGGTCAGTGCGCCATGACCGGTAACAAGCCCGTCGGCACTGCGCCGCTCAATACGCCTCTCCGGGTGTATTCCGCCTCCCAGGCCAATGACGCCTTTGGGCGTGGCTCCATGCTGGCGCTGATGGTGGCAAAGTTCATCGAGATCAACCGTTCGGCTGAGCTGTATTGCATTGCCCAGGGTAACGGCACCGGCAGCGCCGTGGCCGCGACCATCACCCTGTCCGGCACTGCGTCCGATAATGGTGTGCTGGCGCTGTATGTCGCCGGCAAGCGTCTGGCCGTGACCGTCTATAAAGACGATACCGGCGCAAAGATTGCCGAACGGGTGACGACGCTCATCAACAACACCAGTGAGCTGCCCGTCACTGCCGAGACCGTTCCCGATGCCGGCGGCGCTAAAGCAGACGACACCCATGCGGACGTGAAACTGACGGCCAAGTTTATCGGTCGCTCGTCCATCACCGACGTGCGTTTCAACTATTACACCCAGGAGGCCACGCCGCCTGGGGTGATTGCGGCGGTGACGTATCCGACAGGCAATACCGGCAACCCCGATATTGCCGCCAGCATCGCGGCAATGGGCGAGCTGCAATACAAATATATCGTCATGCCGTACCTGGACGAGCCGAACCTCAACCTGCTGCGCACCGAGCTGCGCGATCGCTGGGGGCCGGTTAATCAGGCTGACGGTTTCGCCGTGACGTCCTATCACGGCACGCTGGGGGACATTACCGCCTTTGGCATCAGCCGCAATGACCACCTGATTTCCTGCATGGGCGTACCGCCAACGCCGGAGCCGCAGTATTTTTGGGCCGCCAGCATCTGCGCTGTCGCCGCGCAGGCGTTGACCATCGATCCGGCCCGGCCATTGCAGACGCTGGTGATCCCCAATCGTATGCCACCGCCGCTGGAAAGCCGCTTTGCCTGGCCGGAGCGTAACTCGCTGCTGTGCGACGGGATTTCGACCTTTACCGTCAATGACGGCGAAGAGGTGCAGATTGAGCGTTTGATCACCATGTACCGCACCAACAGTTTCGGCGATCCGGATCCGTCGTACCTCAACGTGAATACCATCGCCACGCTGAGTTACCTGCGTTACTCGACACGGCTGCGCATTCAGCAGAAATTCCCGCGCCACAAGCTGGCTGACGATGGCACCCAGTTTGCGCCAGGGCAACCGATTGTGACGCCGTCCATCATCAAAACGGAGCTGTTGGCCCTGTTTGGCGAGTGGGAGGAAGCCGGCCTGGTGGAGAACTTCACGCAGTTTGCGGACGAGTTGATTGTTGAGCGTAACGCCAACGACCGCGACCGCATCGACGTGCTGGCCGGCCCGAACCTGATTAACCAGTTCCGCATCTTTGCGGAGCAAATCCGCTTCATTTTGTAAGGAATCGCAATGTCAAACCCAAACCAGTATCAGGGCGTCGCCTACATCCGGGTCAATGGCCAGGAACTCCCCACGATGGAAGGGGCCACCTTTACTCCGTCAGGCAGCGTGCGCGAAGTGGTCAAGGGTGCCCGCGTCTGGGGCTTCAAGGCCAAACCGCAAGAGGCGACGCTCGAGTGCAAGCTCGCCGGCGGCAACGGTATCTCAGTTCAGGATATCCAGTCTTGGGATAACGTCACCGTCGAGTTTGAAGCCGACACCGGCGAAAAGCACATGATGGCGAACGCCTGGACGTCCGACGCCACCACCATCACCGACGGCGGGGAGATCTCCGCCAAGTTTGCCGCCCGCGCCAGCAAGCGCATTGCCTAAGAGGTTGCTATGGAAAACGTAAATACTGAACTCACCCAGGCCGACAACACGGCGCAGCAGGATCCGGCAACAACCGCCGCACTGCTCGAGCAGGAAATTATGGCCGAGCTGCAAGCCGGCGCGTTGCAACTGAAAGACGGCCTGCCGTTCGGCATCGGTGCCGACTGCGTGATGCAGTACGCCGTGACCTTCCGCGAGCTGACCACCGGCGATGTGATTGACGCACAAACGGCCTCTGAAATTCCGGTCACGACCGCCGAGGGGCCAATGCTGGTCAGCTCGCCGTCCAAGATGGGCGTCGAGATGTTGCGCCGTAGCATTGCGACCGTCGGCAGTATCAACGGCCCGCTGTCCGTGGCGCTGCTGCGCCAGCTTAGCCAGGCGGATTTCCACCGCCTGTCATTGGCGCTGGAGCTGCGCGATTTGGCGCAGGCCGCCTCTTTGAGCGCCAACCGGGGGCGAGTGGTTGCGGTGTCGAGCACAGATTGAGCAGGCGGCCATTGCCGTCGGCATGATCATGAAGGGCGGCCCCACCTGGGCGATGGGGCTGCCCCTTTCTCAACTGCTTCGATACTGCAAACAGGCAGAGCAACTCGTTAACAGGAAATAATTTGTATGGCCGGACAACAGTTACGCGCATCTATCATCGTTGACCTGGTTGGCAACATTGCCAACCGGGCGCGCCAATATGGCGGTGCGGTGGAGCAGATGGCCCGCCGCAGCCAGTCAGCGCTGCGGGGATTGCGTAGCAGCGTTGTTTCTGTCTCCGCCGGCATCGACAAGATGGGCGCAGCGGCATCGCGCTCGTTCGGAATTATCTCCCGTGGCGCAATTGGCGTTGCGGCGGCGGGCTACACCGCCAACAAGCTGTTTATTAACCCGGCATCTACTCGAGAAAACTACCGCATTGCCCTTAACTCCCAATACAACGGCGATAAGGCCAAAGCCAAGGAGGCGATGGACTGGGCGATTAAAAATGCCAAGGATACGACCTGGGGCCTGACCGGCGTCATGCAGGAGATGGTGTCGTCCAAAGGCTTCGGCATGGATGATAAACAGACCCGTGCCTTTATCGGCATGTTGCAAGATCAGGGCGCGTATCGTGGTTGGGACTTAACGGCAGCTCAGGGGGCTTCACTCCAACTCAAACAGATGTACTCCCGCCAGCAGATCACCGCGCAGGATGCCAACCTGCTGACCGGTTATGGCGTGAACGTCTACCAAATCCTGGCGGATAAGTTGGGTAAAAGCGTCAAAGATGTTCGCGCTGCCGGTGAAAAAGGGTTGTTGGGGCCTAAAAGTATTCAGCTGCTGTTCCAGGCCATGACCGAGCAGGCCAAGGGGGCTCAGGCCAATGCTATGAACACCTGGACGGGACTGACAGCTCAACTCGGCGACGTTTGGGATGATTTTGCCAACAAAGTCATGGATAAAGGCCCGTTTGACCTGCTGAAAAAACAGGTCAAGGGGGTTTTGACCCAATACGACGCAATGGGGAAACCAGGTAAAGGTGGCAAAAGCGAACTCGATGTTTTAACCGATAAAGTCGCAACTGAGCTGGTCGGGGCTTTTGACCTGGCCAAAGGGGCTGCTACCGGGCTATGGGATGCGGTTAAAGGGATTGCCAGCGGTCTCAAGTGGATCAACGAGAATGTTGTTAGCCTGGAAAAAGTGGGCAAGGCGTTGGTCGGCATTTACGCGGCCAATAAACTGCTGCGCCTCGGTGGCCGAGCCATCGGCGGTACGTATCGCATGGTTTCCGCTCCCGTTCGTGGTTATCGCTGGCTACGCAATCGCCGCAAGGGAAAACCCGGTGTGGGGGATGCCATGCCGTCCGTTACGGGCGCATTCGGCGTGCAGCAGGTGTTTGTCACCAACTGGCCGATGGGCGGTCTCGGCGGCGGTTTTGGTGCTGACGTCGGCACCAGCAAATCCCGCAAAGGCCGCCGCAAAAAAGGCCCTGGCCGCAATCTTCCCCGCAATGTCTCCGTCGCTGCCGCGCCTGCCGCCGCGAAACGGGGCTTCTTTGGCCGTATGTTTAGCGGTGCCGCCTCTCTCGCCGGCAGTGCGGCGTCCTGGGTAGGCAACTCCAGCCTCGGCAAAGGACTGGCCAGCATCGGGCAAAAATCCAGCAGCATGATCGGCTCAGCCGGCAAGTGGATCGCTAACAGCGGTTTCGGCCAGGCTGCCGGCAAAATTGCCGCTCAGGGCTCGAAAGCGTTGGGCTGGCTAGGCCGTGTCGGCAGCAAGCTCGGCGGCCCGGTGCTGTCCGCGCTGACGCTGGCCCCGACGTTGCTGGACGATGAGGTTTCCACCCGCGACAAAGGCAGCGCGATCGGGGCGACGGCGGGAGCCTGGGCGCTGGGTGCGGTCGGTTCACTCGCTGGCCCGATTGGTACGGCTGCCGGTGCGACCCTTGGCGGCTATCTTGGCGATTACCTGGGCGGCTGGATGGCGGACTTGTACACCCAATGGGAAGGTGGCCCGAAAGACAGCAGCGCTACGCAACCGCCGCCGGAGCAAAAAGTACAGGCTGACGCCTCGCTGCGCATCTCGCTGGCGGATGGCTTGCAACTGACCAGTACCAAAATTACCGAGGACGGCATGGGCCTGAACGTGTATGACGGCAACAACTATTACCCGTTCTGACGAGGTGTGAGCGATGTTTGAAGATATTTTAGGTTCCGTTAACAGCGCCCGTAACAGCGTTCAGAACGCGCTGGGCGTGACCAACAACAGCGCCGGCCTCGGTTCGTTCCGTGGGGTGTCTTTCTACACATTCCGCGAGCAACGCCAAACCGGCGGTCGCCGCATCGTCAAGCGCGAATATCCGCTTCGCGATGAAGGCGGTGCGATTGATTTGGGGCGCAAGTTGACCGAGCGCACCTTCACCGCTTGTCTGCTGGGAAAAAATGCCAAGACGCAATGCGACGCGCTGCTTGAAGCCCTCGACGCCGCCGGCGCGGGCGAACTGATGCACCCGGAGTATGGCACCCTGTCGGTGCTGGTTGATAATTACGAATGCCGGGCGGTAGCCGATGAACTGGACTATTACGAGTTCACGATCACCGTCTACCCGGAGGCGACCTCCACCGCGCCGGAGATCCAGGATAATACCGGGCAAGCGGTGGCAGCCCAAACCGACAGTCTGTTCGGTGAGCTTGGCGACACGCTTGCCGGTGCCTGGAGTGTGGTTCAGGAGGGCATTCAGGACGCGACGACCGTGCTGGACGCCATCAATGGCGTATTTGATGACATTTACAACGCCGTGGAAAATATCGGCATCATGGACGATGTGAATCGGCTCATGGGTGCCATCACAGCGGTTCAGGGCAATATCGAGGGGTTAATCAACACTCCGTCCATGCTGGCGGCCAACGTGCTCGGCGCGCTCAGCGGCATCACCTCCGTCACCGATGCCTCATCCTCTTATCGGGCCTTCGAGCGACTGGGCGTACACCTGTCTCGCCGGGCGGCAGGCATCGACACCAGCCACATTTCACCCGGTGCCGCGAAAAATGTGCAGGCGCTGTTTCATGTTGCCTCAACCGGCGCGTTGGCCAGCCAGACGCAGGCGGCATCCGGCATAGTCACGCTGGCGCTCGAGCGCGATAGCTATCAGGCCCGCAGCCTGTCGCAATCGCCTACGTTGTTCGTTGCCACCGCTGCCGGCAGCTCTACCGCATCGCCAACCGTGGCCGCCAGTTTGCAGCAAAACGTTAACCAGAAAGCCGCACAAAACAGCCTGCTGGGCGATTCGCACGCAGATACACCCGCACCGGCAAGCGTGCCGCTGTTTGAGAGCGCAGCGGACATTGCCCGCGTTGCGACCGCCCTTAGCCAGGCGCTCGACAGCGCGATTTTGACCGCTGCGGATGCCGGTTTTACCCGCTCCAGTGCCGCATTACGTCAGTTACGCCTGGTGGCCATCAACGACCTGCAGGTGCGCGGGCTCCAACTGGCCGGCGTTAGCCTGGTCATTCCCAAGCGTACCGAGCCGGCGCTGGTGACGCTGTATCGCCAAACCGGCAACAGCCGGCAGCACCAACGCCTGGCGCGCCGTAACGGTATCGCTAACCCGCTGTTTGTACCTGGCGGTGTCGCTATCGAGGTGATTAATGAGCCAGGTTGAGCTGCGCATCGATGGTAAGGTCTTTACCGGCTGGACGAACGTGAAGATCAACCGCTCGATTGAGTCGCTGTCGGGCTATTTTGACCTGGGCGTGATGGTGCAGCCGGATACTGACTTATCGTCATTGGCCACCGGTAAGGCCTTTACGCTCAGTATCGATAACCAATGCGTGATCACCGGCTGGACGGATGGTCGCACCCGCCGCATCAGTGGCGACAGTCTGGAAATCAGCATTGCCGGCCGCGACAAGACCGGCGACCTGGTGGATTGCGCCGCCATCTATCCCGGCGGCCAGTGGAAGAACCGCACGCTGCATCAGATTGCGCAGGACTTGTGTAAGCCGTTCGGCGTAACCGTGCGCTGGGAGCTGACCGACAGCGAGTCCGCCGCGCCGTTCGCCACCTTTACGCTCGACCATTCCGAGACCGTCTATGAAGCGCTGGCGCGGGCCGCCCGCCACCGTGGTGTGCTTGTCACCAGCAACGCTGCCGGCGAGCTGGTCTTCACCCATGCCGACGCCCAGCAAAGCGACATGCTGGTGCTCGGTGAGAACCTGTTGTCGGTGGATTTTGAGGAAGACGATCGCGATCGGTTCAGCGAGTACCGCGTCAACGGTTATGCGCGGGCCAACGGCAAGGTGGGCGACACGCTCAACGCCAGCAAGATAGCCAGCCAGAAAGGGATTGCCCGCGATGCCGGCATTACCCGTTACCGTCCCACTATCGTGATTGCGGACAACAAGATTGACGGCAATACCGCCAATCAGCGTGCCTTGCGCGAGCAGCGCCGGGCGCTGGCCAAGTCGCAGACCTTCGAGGCCAAACTCGATAGCTGGTTTCGGGCCAATGGCGCGCTGTGGATGCCGAATCTGTTGGTGGGTATCGATGCAAAAAAATTCGGCATCACCGTTACCTCGCTGTTAGTGAGCAAGGTGGTGCTGTCGCTCGACGATCGCGACGGTCTGACCACCACGCTCACCCTCGCGCCGCGAGATGGTTTTCTGGTGCCGATTGAACCGGACAGCAAGGGCAAAGGCAGTGCCGGCACCAACAAGGGCGGCATCGATGCGCTGGCGGAAGAATATTACAAGAAACACCCGGAGAAGCGGCCATGAATGAAAGCACCTTTTCGCGCCTCACCGCCCCGATCATGCGTCGCCTGCGCCTCATGCTGGGCCGGGCGGTGGTCAATATCGTCAATGACGGCCTCAAGGCGCAGAACTTGCAGATCACCATGATGGGTGACGATGTTCCCGACGATGTGGAGCGCTTGCAGAACTACGGACAAATCAGCGTACCACTGGCCGGTGCCGAGGCGATCATTGTCTGCATTGGCGCGCAAAGCGATCACAGTATCGCCCTGGTGGTGGAAGACCGACGTTATCGTCCCACCGGTCTGCCTGCCGGCGACACCGGCATTTACCACTATGAGGGCCACCGCCTGCGTCTGACCAAGGACGGGCGCGCCATTCTGACCTGCAAGACGCTGGAGATTTACGCGGAGGAAGGCACGACGGTGGATACCCCGAAAACCACCTTTACCGGCGAGGTTGAGATCCAGAAGAACCTGGCCGTCCAAGGTGGTGTGAACTCCCAGGGCAACCTGACCGCCCCGAACGCCATCCTGGGCGGCAAAGATACGCTGAAACATACCCATGAAGAGCATGGCGATGGCGGCGGAACCACGGGGCCAATGCAATGACCGATATCGCGATAGTTTGGGTGAACGGGCGCGGCAATATTCAACAAGCCGGTATCGATATGCTGACGGACGATTCGTTGACCACGGAAGTGATTATCTCGCTGTTTACTGACCGGCGGGCGCTGGACTCCGACGACCTGCCGGGCGGTGACAGCGATCGGCGCGGTTGGTGGGGCGACAGCTACCGCGATCGGCCTATCGGTTCCCGGCTGTGGCTGCTGTCTCGCGAGAAGACGTTGCAATCGGTACTGGATCGGGCAGCGGCCTACGCGCTGGAGGCCTTGACCTGGTTAAAACAGGCCGGGCGGGTGAATAAAATCACCGTATCCGCCAGCCAGCCTCGCGAGGGATGGCTCCAGCTGGATATCGAGTTGCGGCTACCGTCCGGCTCCACCGTTCCCTTTTCATTTAAAGCACAGTTTACCGGGGTTTAAATGCCGTATAACGCACCTTCATTATCGAACCTGATAGCGCAGACCCAGCAGGATATCGAGCAGCGCCTGCCCGGCTCCTGGCCACAGGTCAGAGAGAAAACACTGGAGGCGCTGGCGTATGCGCAGGCCGGGTTGGCTTCCGGGGCTCATGAGCATTTGTCCTGGGTCGCCCGGCAAATCATCGCCAACGAGGCCGACGAAGCCGAGCTGCTCAAGCATTGCCAGTTTTGGGGCGTGAAGCGTAAGCAGGCGAGCCGCGCCGTCGGCAACCTCACCGTCACCGTTTACGCCGCCGTGACCATTCCGGCCAATACGCGCTGGCAGCGCCCGGACGGGGCCATATTCACCAATGCCGAACCGCTGAGCACCGACAAGGCCGGTAACTTTACCGTCACCGTCGCGGCGGTGAATGCCGGCATTGAGGGCAACACGCCAAAAGATACGCCGCTGACGTTGGTCACGCCGTTGGATTCGGTGCAGGCGCAAGCCACAACCAGCGGCATTGTGGGCGGTGCCGATATCGAGTCCGTTGGCGAGCTGCTCGCCCGCCTGGAATTTCGCGTGCAATATCCGCCAGGCGGTGGCACGCAGCATGATTATGAGCGCTGGGCGCGCGAATGCGCCGGCGTGACACGCGCCTGGTGTTTGCCGACCTGGAAGGGGCAAGGCACCGTGGGCGTCGCATTCGTGCTGGACGGCAACGAAGATATTTTCCCATCGCCGGCGGACGTCAAACGGGTTGATGATTATATCTCCGGGCATAGCGATCCGGTCACGGGCCAGCTTGTCGGTAAACCGTTAGGCCCGACCGTGACGACGTTCGCGTTAACCCCGCGTCCGGTCAATATGACGATCCGGATCTCGCCGTCTAACGACGAGACGAAAATGGCCGTCAAGAAGGCGCTGGTCGCCCTATTTTACAACGAAAGCAAGCCTGCCGGTTCCATCATACCGTCGCACATCAACCGGGCGATTGCCGGCGTCTCGGGCCTTGTCGATTTTGAGTTGATCTCGCCAACGGGCATCTCCTATGCCGGCGCAGCAGAATTACTCACCGTGGGGACCATCACATGGCGATGACAACGACGCCGCACCAGCAGGCTTTCCTGCAATTGCTGCCAAACGGCTTAGCCTGGGATAAACGGCCTGACGCGCCGCTCAGTGATTTGAGCCTGGCGCTGTCAACATCGATGGGTGCCGCTGATGCCATTGGCGATCAGCTACTGGCCGAGCGCTTCCCAAATAATGCCACGTTGCTGCTGGAAGATTGGGAGCGCTTTTTAGGGCTGCCGGATTGTGCCGGCGAAGATGCGACGATCCAAACGCGCCAAATTGCTGCTGCTAACAAAATGCGCATGGTTGGCAGCCTGAATAAATATTTCTACGAAGATTTAGCCAGGCAATACGGTTATGACATTGAGTTGACGCCGTCTGACGACGGCCAATATACGACGGATGTGAACGTTAAAACGGGCGTGACGTATCGCAATGCGACCGTGCTGGATAATTGCTTAACACCACTGCGCGTTTATGACGCCGGCACGTTGGAATGTTTATTAGAGCGTTATAAGCCCGCCCATCAGGTATTTAAATTTATTTACCCGGACTGACCGGAGGAAATGGTATGTATTTTTTAGATAATAACAGTGGCGTTAATGCCATGCCGCCAATCGCACCGGTTAATAGCACGGCGGTACGCTGGTTCACCGAAGGCTCAGGCAGCTTGCCGCCAAGCTGGCCGGGTATGGATTGGTTTAATATCATTCAGGCTGAATTAATTGGCGTCCTAACCGCTGCCGGCATGTCACCCGATAAAGCCCGCGTAGACCAATTAGCCGCAGCGATTAAATCGATTATCGGTAGCGACGCGCTGCTGAAAAAGAATTACCTGAGCGAAATTAAAGAAGCCGGTGCAGCGGCGCAGAAATCGGCCAGGGATAATTTAGGGTTGGGAACGGCAGCGACAAAGAACGTAGGAACAGCCACTGGTAACGTGATGGAAGTGGGCGCATTTGGCCTTGGGGGGCAGGGTTTAGTTCTCAGTGAAGCAACAGATGCTGCATTGATGAAAGCCGCAAAAGCGAAAGGTTCCTCATTTGTTCGAAGTAACGCACGAGGTCCGTCAGTACCCGTCTACGGCGCAGGCTTTTATTCAACATCACAAGATACAAACACCATGATTACCGCGGACTACGCCACCGCAAATGTTGTTGTGATGACAACCCGTGATGCTGATGCGGATGCGCCAAAGGTTAATGTACTGTATGGCACAGCCAATAAACCAACGGCTGCTGATACAAACGCCGCCGATATGCGTAACAACTTCGCCGCCCGAATGGGGGTATCCCGCGTATTAAGCGGCGGCAATAAACCCACATCCCCCGGCGTATGGAGTGTGGAGAATAGCCAGTGGGCAGCTGTTCCGTGGGGCTCCATTCTGTGCACCACCAATAGCAGCGACCTGTCCAGCAATGAAGGGCAAGGGAAGTTCTTGCATTATTTGCAACTGTCACACGAGGCGGGCGGTAAGCCCGGACTTCGCGCGGCGGTAAACGTCAATGGGACATTCAGCGGCTGGCAGCAGGTGTTAATGTCTTACGGTGGCACTATGAGCGGCCCGTTGACCACGCCATATGTCGCAAGCACTCCCAACGTAATGCCTGAGGGCGCTGGTGCATTCTCCGATCAACTGAATAGAAAAGCACCGTTCTATCAACCTAATTGGCAATGGCCCGTAACTTCTGGCGATCTTTATGTGCCAATAGCTAAAGGCGTGGCGACCCGACAAGGACAAGGTTATCCATCCGCAGTGAGTTTTGGCTATCTGCTCAGCGGTACGCCGAGTTTTGCTCAAGCCTGCATCCATGTGAAGGGAGATAATGCCGATTTTAATTGGCGATTTGACGCAAATAGCGGGAACTTTTATTGTCCCGGCGGGGTTTATGCTGCTGGTGCTATCTTCCATGTCGACGGGAATATTACCGGAAATATTTGGGGGGGCTATCTCAGTAACTGGTTGAATAATCAATTCGTAGCCCGTGATAACAATATCAATACTCGTGCCACCTGGGATTACGTGAATCAGAACTTTGTGCGTGATATTCGCTTAGCTAGCCGTGGAGAAATTATCACCGATGGTGCCTTAACTGAGGCACCATTTGGCGCAGTTATTACAGGAGGCAACGGCAACGAAGGTAATCAGGTAGGGATTATGTTATTCCGCTATCTGCAAAAAAACGTGAACGGTAACTGGTATACGGTGGCATACGCATGAATCAATATGGCCCTTTTAAACTTTATACGCCCTTGCCGGGTACGCCCGCTGGCGAGATGGCTAACCGCATCAAAGCGCAATTTATCTGCACGCCGGACAAGCAAGACTGGTATGAGCTTCAAAAATCTTTCGCACGCAATACGCTAAAGGTGGTTTATGCCGAGAACGGCGTTATCACTCAGGCCAGCGACGATGCCAGCACGCTATGGCCCGTTGATGCTTCTGTGGCTGAAATCCCTACAGAGCAAATACCCAAGGGGTTTGCACTGCCGCTGGCGGGTGCTGACTGGCAATACAACGGTCAGCGCGTTGTACCTCGCGTATATACACCAGAAGAGCAGCGAGCAATGGCAGAGCGCCGCAAGCAGGCACTTATGGCGGAGGCTGAATCTGTGTTAGCCCCATTGGAGCGAGCGGTACGTCTGGGAATGGCAACCAACGGCGAGAAATCGCGTCTGAATGCTTGGGAGATTTATTCAGTCAAACTCAGTCGCGTTGATACTAACAACGCTGAATGGCCGACTAAGCCCGAGTAAGTAAAAAGCCCGCGATATTTCGCGGGCTTCTATATTGGCTCCCCGGTGTTGGTGAGCATTTAGATTGTTTTGCTATGCTTCGTGAATATAGAACGAATAAAACACCAAAACTTATTGAACATTCTTTTAATAAAGGGCGGTGGTTTGCAGTCTTCGCAGTAGTCAGGCTCGGCATTGATCCAGGTGGCCGTCTCAGCAATCCATCGTCCACACACTTTGCAGAATACCATGTTCATGACGAATCCTTTGCGGTGAAGAAGACCTAAAAACTGTACAGGCATTCGCATCTAGCGTTCAAATAGATACTACAGATCAATTATCGTGTTATTGATCGACGTGGCCGATCGATTAGCGAGCGAGAGGGAGCGTACTACGTTATAATGCATAGGTTTTCTAATAAGGGAGCCTGTCTAATGCGTGAGATTCGTTGTGCGCGCTGTAGTAAACTGTTAGCCAAGGCCGCATTTAGTCATTTGCAAATCAAATGTCCACGCTGCAAAGCCTTTAATGATATGCAGGCCGAGAGCCTCTCACAGAGCACCGCTGAGTGCCCCACAGGAAAAACGCAAAGTGGGGAAAATCAATCGATCCAGAATTCTTACACCGCCCCAACTCATTGAGTATGGCGGCGAGATAGTCGGCTATGGTTCGCCTGAGCTAAGGGTTGAAACCATATCTTGCTGGCTAGCCCGGACAATCGTCTGTGCCAAGCATTACAGCAAGCGCATCGTCAACAACTCCTACCTGCACCTGGGCATTTTTTCAGGTCGTGAGTTGGTTGGCGTGATGCAGTGGGGTTATGCCCTCAACCCTAACAGCGGAGCGCGCGTTGTTATCGGTACTGGCAACCGGGAATATATGGAGCTAAACAGACTCTGGCTGCATGACAAAATGCCTCGTAATTCGGAGTCACGCGCTATCAGTTACGCTTTAAAAGCCATTAAACAGCTGTATCCATCGGTTCAATGGGTTCAATCGTTTGCAGATGAACGCTGTGGCCGTTTTGGGGTTGTCTATCAGGCGAGTAATTTCGACTACGTGGGGAGCCATTACTCTCGCTTTTACGAACTGGATGGCGAGTGGTATCACGAAATTGCAGCCAATGCCGTCAAGCGTGGTGGCGCGCGGGGTCGATATCTGCGAGAGAATATGGATCGCGCGACTGTGCATCGCTTCCAACAGTTTCGCTACATCCGATTTTTAAACAAAAGAGCCAAGAAGCGCCTCAATACTAAGTTATTCAGCCCGAAGCCGTACCCCAAGCCTGAGGAGAGAGAATAG